TTAGAGGGGTACAGAATGGACAGTACAAGACAACTAAGCCCGACACGGACAATCTTCAAAAGCTATTCAAAGATTGCATGACAAAGTTGGGGTTTTGGAATGACGACGCACAGGTCGCAAGCGAGATCGCAGAAAAATTTTGGTCTGAGGTCGTGGGAATCTATGTCAGAGTGGAGGAATGGGACGATGAATTATATACATTTCTATAGCGTGGAGATCCCGGAGTTCATGGCTCAAAGTAACCAGATGGCGCAGATGGCCGGATTCGGTTCGGAGCGTTATTGGTTCTGGGTCGTGGGGGCGATTTCTAGGATCTGTAAAAAATATAACGATAATGAATTGGTCGTCAGACAGTTCGGGCTATTGTTTGAATGGCTCGAGGAACAAGCGGAAAGGGCGAAAACATGAAGGAAAAAACGTACTATGAAGTTTTGGCAGAGATGGAGAAGGAAAAATACAACAAATTAGACGTGCAATTATCGCTCGGGGCTATATGTGCTGGACTTGTGAAACAATTAAAAAGCGATAAAGAATTGAATGAAACCAATTACACGATACCGATCGGGAAGCAATTGTACGAGATATCAGTCAGAAAGAAGATTGACTATGGAATTGATAAATTATGACAACGATCAACGTCAACGATTCCCGGAGAATTTAAGGCGCTTTCGGACAAAAAAAGGCTTATCGATGAATAAGCTCGCCCAACAGTTGGGGTGGGCACACAATACAATCGCGAGTTGGGAATTGGGTGAACGTATGCCTAGTCAATATGCGGTTGAAGATTTATGTGCGTTTTTCGGGGTAACTGAAACGGATCTTTTCGGCTCGCCAGTCAAGCTCCGAACGTTTGCGTATTACCGCCGGGGAAAATTTGTTGCCTCGGGGACGTTACAAGAGATCGCAGATCAAACGAAATTGAAAGTCGAGAGCTTGCGCAGCTTGCTTTCAAGGCAAGAAAATTTTTATCCAAAACGACAGACTTTTCTTTTGGAGATCGAGGGTGAAAAAACGCGATATACCGTCGAGTTTACACAAACGTTCACACTCGAAGAGTTGGATCATTACGGGCTCGGGTGGCTTCGAAGTAGCCCGATCGCAGAATTGAAAGTAGAATTAAAAGAGGTGACAGAATGAACGAAATCGGAGAAAAATTTTTATTGTACGGCTTTTTAGATGGCTATTCTTATAAGACTGACGGAACGAATAATGCGATTTTAGCATTAGAGACCGGCGAAAGAATTGAGGTCCCGATCGGTTGTCTTTTGAAAGTGGACGAATCGAATCGGCTAGTTAGACAAAATGAAATAAAACTGGCGAAGAAAGTTGCACTTCCCGAATTCGTTAATAAATGGCTCGAGTATTGCAAAAATACCGGCGTTACTTTAACTAGAGCGTTGCTCGTCGACGACGTAGACTTTTACAATTACGCGAATCAAAAAGATTTTACTAGATTGAAAGATTTTCTAATCGTAGAAAAAAATCAAGAGCTATTTACTCTAGCTTGGATTTTCGGTTGTACAGTCAAAGAAAAGCGGTACCTTGTAAAAGTTCGTGGAATCTCAAAATATAGCGCTTATCTTAATTACGATATTGCTACGAACAAATGGTTTATGTCTAGCGAAAACAATTATCCGGATAAAATGAGAACACATCATACTCGACTAGAATTGGAAAAAGCCGGCTTAGGGAACGTATTTGATAACCCGTCATTTAAAGTGAAGGAAGTAGAAGAATGAATAAACAAGAATTGATAGATTATTGTAATGCTATAAAAGAAAATAAAAGTCAAATTATAAATTGTATTGATGTAAACGAAATTATCAAAAAAATCGAACAACTAGACGAACCGCAGAAAGTCACAATCCCGCAGTTCGTGGCGGATTGGATTGAAAAATGTAAAGTGATTAAAAAATTTAAAGCAAGTCTTGCTTATGCCTTAAATTCTGAAGTATGGTCAGAAAATAACTTATCTGATAAGTGTATTGATTGGTTATACAATGCTAACAATCAAGAAATTTTCGCCCGTGCATGGCTTGACGGCTACGAGGTCGAGAAAGAAAAGCGGTATATTGTGAAGATGAAAAATTTGAGAGCTTTGTTTTGCTATTTGGCATATATTCCAGATGAAGGTTATTGGACTTTTATGGCTAGCGGGGGGAAAAGCATTGTTATAAAACACACCCGCAAAGAGCTTGAAGACGCTGGGTTTGGTGAGGTATTTAATAGCCAAATGTTTGAAGTAGAGGAGGTGGAAGAATGATCCCAAAATATAGAGCGTGGTATGTGCTAGCGGAAGAAATGATCAATGAAATACTGATGATTTCATTTGTCAGAAAGGAGATCATCGGGAAGTTCAGTGATGGCTCTACATCAGTTCCATTAAAATTTGAAGATAAGAGAAACGGAGAAGATGTTATCCTCATGCAATCAACAGGCCTCAAAGATAAGAATTACAAAGAAATCTTTGAGGGGGATATTATTGCAAATGGAACATCAATCGTTGATGTGAAGAGTCACCCAACTTTAGGATTTTATACTGTTGTTAACGGTGAAGAATACTTCTTTGGTAGCAACACAAGTATTAAGGATTTTGAAAATGATGTTGAAGAATTTTCAAGTGTAACTGAAATCATCGGCAACGTCTACGAAAATCCCGAATTGTTGGAGGTAACAGAATGAGACCAAACAGATACCCATATACAAAGAACCAGTGGGAGGAAGAAACAACGCTGGTATGTTTTGGTGATGATACCAGCTTTGAACTGAGAGTAGAAAGAAATAGAATGACGGGGGAAACGAAACAATGACCCTACAAAACTTTATTTATTTACTATTCGCAGCAGTCTGGATCTCTGGCTTGATCTGGGCTGGTGTGATTGCGTTTAAAAATAGAAAGGATAAGCATGAATAAACTATTTTATACAATCCTCGGCTCAGTCTCGCTGGTATTTCTGATCGTGTGCATTAGCTTAAACACACGGATCAATGAATTAAATACTAAATGCCACGATCTCGAATGGACAGTACAAGAGCATGAGCTATCTATCCAGCGAATGGCTGAGAAAACCAATGCGCAGGATGTGATTTTGAATAAGCTAAACAGCGAGTACCAGATGCGAGAACGGCAACGTGCGAAGGAACTGAAAGAGGTGGCAGATGCGAATGGAGTGGGTGGATGAATATTAAAACACGTTTAAATAATCTGAAATACTTTGATACAAAATTAAACTCACTTCGACAAGAACGAATAGCGTTACGTGCTGCAGTTCAAAAAGCACAGATTTATTCAGATGAGCCAAAAGGTAGCAAGCAAGGCAACAAAACGGAAGATTTAAACGTCCGAATTATCACAGAATCCGAACGAATTGACAAAGAAATGGAAAAACTTTGGAATGAACGTAATGAAACTGCACAAGCAATTGAATCCCTGGAAGATCCGCTTGAAAATGTCGTCATGCGCTGGTATTATATCAATGGTTGCAGTCGTTTTGAAGTGATGCGGAAGGTCAATTGTTCGAGAACAACTTTCCATCGTGTAAAAAAGTCTGCAATTGAACACCTTGAAGCTAAAATATGAGACCTTTTAAACTTTTTGGGACTTTTAAAGTGGTATTATGTTATTGAGGTTAAAAACCATTAACGGTTAGTTAAAATCATTGTAAAGTCTCCTTATTTTTTAATCTCGAAAGAGTCGGCACTGGTCGGCTTTTTTATTTTGTTTTGGAAAGGGGTGATGGAAAATCGCCAAATTGTCAATGAGACAACAACGATTCGTAGATGAGTACATCATCTCTGGTAATGCCACTCAAGCAGCAATCAAGGCTGGGTATAGCGAAAAGACTGCTGGTAGGATAGCTGGCCAAAACTTGAAAAAACTTGAAGTCAAGGCCTATCTGGACGAAAAGATGGCTGAATTGCAAGCTAAGAACATCATGAGCGCAGAAGAAGCTCTAAGCATCCTGTCTGACATTGCGAGAGGGAAGCGTGACGAGGAAGTCTTGATGATGGACCCTACAACTGGTGAGGTTCGCAGACTTACGAAAAAAGCCGATAACGCAACAGTTATTAAAGCTATTCAAGAGCTATTGAAACGATACCCAACTGCTAAACAAGCAGAGAAACTAGAACTCGAAATAGAGAAGTTGAGGACGCAGATGGAGCAAGGTGTGGTTTCAGATTTGAATATCACAATTATAGACGAGTGGGCAAAAGATGGAAGTTAAGATCCAGAAAAACATCAATCCTCATTTTAAAAGCGTCTGGACAACTAGCAAGCCTTACAACATTCTGAAAGGTGGACGGAACTCTTTCAAGTCTTCAGTAATAGCCTTATTACTGGTTTATATGATGATACCTTTCTTAACAGCTGGTAAAAAAGCGAATGTGGTCGTTATTCGTAAAGTTGGTAACACTATTCGGGATAGTGTATTTCTAAAAATACAATGGGCTTTGAATAAATTTGGGTTATCCGGACGGTTCAAGGCTACTGTATCGCCTTTTAAGATACAAGACTCAGTCACAGGGTCTTGCTTCTATTTCTACGGTCAAGACGACTTTCAGAAGTTGAAATCGAATGACATAGGGGATATTATAGCGGTCTGGTATGAGGAAGCTGCGGAATTTAGTAACAAAGAAGATTTTGACCAGTCAAACGTGACCTTTATGAGACAGAAGCATCTAGATATTGACTTTGTGAAGTTCTTTTGGTCGTACAACCCGCCACGAAATCCATATAGCTGGATCAATGAGTGGGCAGAAGAACTGAAGAATAACGAGAATTATCTTGTGCATTCGTCGTCTTATTTAGATGATAAACTAGGCTTTGTCACGGAGCAAATGCTGGAAGATATCGAACGCATTAAAGAGAATGACTACGACTACTACAGATACATCTACCTGGGAGAGCCGGTTGGACTTGGTACAAACGTGTATAACATGGAGCTGTTTAGGCCAACTACAGAAGTACCAAGTGATGAACGTGTTATCGGTCAATTCTTTGCAGTTGATAGCGGACATCAACAATCTGCTACGACGTGTTTGCATTTAGTTATGACAAGTGCTGATAAGGTTTATCTAATTGATAACTACTACTACAGTCCAGCGGGTAAGACACACAAGAAAGCTCCAAGCACGCTATCTAAAGACTTGCATTATTTTGTGACAGAGCAAGCGAAGCAATTCCCAAACGCTCCTATTCTCAATATGACGATAGATAGTGCCGAGGGCGCGTTGCGTAATCAATATTTCGAAGACTTTGGAGAGCGCTGGCATCCGGTAGCTAAGAAAAAGAAAATCGTCATGACTGAGTTTGTGCAGTCGCTTCTAGCAGAGGGTCGCTTTTTTTATTTAAAAACGGTAAACAATCTGAAGTATTTTATTGAGGAGCATAAAAAATACCAGTGGGAAGAAAAGTCAATCATGAATGATGATCCTAAAGTTATTAAGGAAGATGACCATACGTGTGATGCTCTACAATATTTTGTAATTGATAACGCACGTTATCTAAATTTAAAGGTTTAATTTAAATGGGAATTATACAACGAATAGTAAATATATTTAAGAGAGGACAGTATGCGATGCAACAACAATCGCTAGGCAATATCACAGAACACCCACAAATTGCAGTGAGTCAAGAAGAATATACGCGCATCATGCGCAATCTACGCTATTATCAGTCCAAGTGGGATGATGTAGAGTTTATGAATACGAATGGTGATTTGGTTAAACGACCATTCAACCACTTACCAATTGGACGAACTGCAGCAAAGAAGATCGCAAGCCTTGTATATAACGAGCAGGCTACAATCACGGTAGACGAAACTGTAAGTGGTGCTAATGAGTATGTGCAAAGCGTGCTGCTGAATGACCGTTTTAACAAAAACTTTGAGCGTTATTTTGAGAGCTGTCTTGCTCTTGGTGGACTTGCTATGCGTCCTTATGTAGATGGTGACAAGATCAAAATTGCATTCGTGCAAGCTCCTGTATTCTTACCTATGCGATCTAATACGCAAGATGTTTCGAGTGCTGCTATTGTCACTAAAACAATCAAGTCAGAGGGGCAAAAGAATGTATATTACACTTTGATCGAGTTTCATGAGTGGAAGAACGAAGAGGAATATACGATTACGAACGAACTCTACAGATCAGAGGTTAAGGATCGTGTTGGTAATCGTGTGCCGTTGTCTGAACTCTATGAGGAATTAGATGAGACGACAACGATTAAAGGGTTGAGCCGTCCGCTATTCACTTACTTAAAGACTGCTGGCATGAATAACAAAGACATTAATAGTCCTTTGGGCCTTTCTATCTTTGATAATGCTAAAAGTACCATTGACTTTATCAATACTACTTATGATGAATTTAAGTGGGAAGTCAAGATGGGACAGCGCAGGGTAGCAGTTCCAGAGCAGACAGTACGTACAGAGTTCAACTCACGCAATGAGAAAGTCACAGTCACACGCAAGTTTGATCCTAATCAAAATGTATACGAGAAGTTTGATACAGGGAGCCTTGACGGATCTATTAACATCACAGACCTAACGACTCCTATTCGATCAGAAGACTATATCAAAGCTATCAACGAGGGATTATCACTCTTTGAAATGCAAATCGGTGTATCTGCTGGTATGTTTAGCTTTGACGGCAAGAGTATGAAGACTGCGACAGAGATTGTAAGCGAGAACTCGGACACTTACCAAATGCGAAACAGCCTTGTGTCTTTGGTTGAACAATCACTAAAAGAACTGGTTATTTCGATTTGTGAACTCGGATCACTCTATGACTTCTACGATGGCCCTATTCCAGAGATGGAACAAATCAGTGTCAATCTTGATGATGGTGTTTTTACTGATCGCAATAGTGAACTCGAATACTGGACAAAAGCTCTTGCGAGTGGGCTAGTTGATCGTCAGACAGCGATTCAACGGGCATTGAAACTAACAGAAGAAGAAGCTAATCAAATGGTCCAACGTATCAATAACGAAACAATGGCTACTGTTAACACAGAACGTGATACAACAGACATTGAAATCTACGGAGAATGATGAAGTATGAGCAAGAGGCTGCCGATACAATTTAATGACGAACAGTTAGAACTTGGATCGAGTCGTCTTGCTGATCTCTATCATAAGTTAACTGTCGAACTCTTTGAGCAGATGGTGGATAGGCTTCTGGAACGTGGTACAACATCCCTCGCAGACAATCCCTACATCTGGCAACTGGAAAAACTCAATCAGATGCACGCGCTCAACGAACACAATCTTAAAGTAATATCTAAGTATACGGATATCACGGAAGAGCAACTAAGAAATGTCATTGAGGGTGAAGGCCTAAAGATATACACGGACACCAAGAGCCAACTATTGGAGGATCTGAATAAAGACCCTCATTTTGATACAAGCCATGTACAGAAACAACTAGAAGCCTATTTAGAGCAAGCAAGTGGTGATATTGATAATCTAATCAATACAACGCTGCCAAATGTCGTTAATGAGGTTTATCGTAATATCGCTAAGGAGACGGTCGCTAAAGTTGCAACTGGTGTTGCTACACCGGATAAAGCAATTGCTGAAACTGTCATGAAATGGCAGGAAGTTGGCTTTCGAGGCTTTAAGGATCGAGGTGGTAAGAATTGGCGCATTGATAACTACGCACGTACAGTCGTTAAGACTACGACACGTAGGGTATATCGTCAAATGCGCACGCAACCAGCAGACGAGCTGGGTATTGATACCTTTTACTACTCAAAGAAAGCAACTGCGAGAGAGGCTTGCGCTCCTCTGCAACATCACATTGTAACGTATGGTGAAGCAAGAGAAGAGGGTGGCTACAGCGTCCTATCACTGGCAGATCATGGCTACGGTACACCAGCAGGCTGTCTTGGTATCAACTGCGGACACTATCTGACACCTTTTGTAATCGGCATCAATGACATGCCAGATTTGGGCGATGATGTTAAAAACATTACACCAGAAGATGCAATTAGAAATGCTAATGTACAGGCTAAACAAAGGGCATTAGAACGGTCTATAAGGGACAGTAAAGAGAAACTACATATTGCCAATAAGTTAGGTGATAAGGATCTTATAGATAAGTACAAGAGTAAGATACGCACTCAGCAAGGTGCTATGCGTGATTTTCTTAAAGATAAGCCGTTTCTTCATCGTGATTATGCGAGAGAAAAATACTACAAAGGTCCATATACAGATGCTAAGAAAACCGCTCAACTTAGAAAGAAGCTGGCAGAACATCATTACATCAAAGAAGGCGAGATTCCAGCTTTCAAAAAGGTTGGAGGAAAAATCACTAAAGCAGAGCGTAAGGTTATTTATGCAGATGAGAATCCTCAAGGTTTGGGATATATTGGTACACCTCATAGTTTTGCTATCAATAAATACTTGAGAGATAAAAATGTAATGCCGTCTGAGTATCAGAATATAGTTGATACTTTGGATGGGGTTATCAAGAAAAATAGAGTTCTAAAAAATATCAAAGTCAATAGATTTGACGATGAGGGGTATTTTAATTCTATCCTTAGAAAGAACGCTAGTCTTTTAGAAAAACATGATAGCATCGAGTCTGCTCTAAATTCTGGACAAGCTACTTTCGATAATGATGGCTATACATCTACTAGTTATATTCCTAAATACAATTTCTTTAGGAATAGACCTATTAAAACCATTATCAACATTCCTAAAAATGCTGAAATTTATTTCACTGATAACGATAAAGAGAGCGAGATTATCCTTCCAAAAGGTTCGAAATATGATATAATTAACATGAAACGAAAAGGGGATAATATTACCATTGAAATGAATCTAAGAAAGGAGTAAAGCCTATGATTTTGGAAGAAGCATTAAAAGAAGTAAGTAGCTGGAATCTCAAAAAGCCTGCTCCCTTAATCCCTTCTGAAATGACTGACGAAGAACTCGCTCGTTTGCGTTTCACATGGGTTTCTCCAGAAGATGAAGTTCTTGTCATGGATGAACTGAAAAAACGCGGTCTAGCTTTGTAAATAATTAGCGCTTAGAATGATCTAGGCGCTTTTATTATGCTTTAAAATAGGAGGTGATCCAGCATCTTGACTAGCAGGAATAGACTGCTACTTAATTGTTATAAGGAACCGTATGAGAATTCATGCGGTTTTTATTTTGCGCTCATTTTTGGATAAGAGGTTGTTTCCTCCTTATTTCTTACCTCTTGCGGGATCATTACCCGCTGGGCGCTTTCGACTTTATCCACAGTCGCTAAAGAATGGAAGATCACAATTTAGGAGGGGCAAGTAATGTCCGAAGAAATCCAAACAACAGACCAGCCTGTAAATGCTGGAGAGGTGGCAACGGCCGAAGTTGCAAAAGAGGAAACTAAGACATTTACACAAGAGGAAGTAAATGGATTGGTAGCCAAAGAAGCCAAAAAGGCACAGGAAAAGATCTTTAAAAGCCTGGGATTTGAAGATGTCAAGAGTGCTAAGGAAGGCTTCGAACAGTTGAGAGAGTGGAAAGACTCACAGAAGACAGAAGCGGAGAAACAATCTGAGGCGATCGCTGACAAGGAGAAGCAACTTGAAGCAATGCGCTTGGAAAACCAACAACTGACTGCAAAATATGCAGCTCTTACGTTGGGTGTACGTTCTGATGCTGTCGACGATGTCATTGCACTGGCTCAAAGCAAAGTGACTGATGATGTGACAATCAATGATGCGATCGCAGAAGTCCTTGCAAAATACCCACAATTCGGGAATGTACCCGAAGAACCCAAGGAAGAACCGAAACCCAGCTTCTCAGTCGGTGGCACACCATCGGTTAAAGAAGAGGGCAAGGTTGATCCTTTTGAGGCTATTATCGCCTCGTATGGCAAGAAAAAATAAGAAAGGAACATAATCTATGCCAAATAACAACCTAGCTGCTGCTCGCTACGAGAAACAATATCGTGATATGCTCGCTACTGTATTCGGAGTGAATGCAGCATTTATCAACGCTTTGTCTCCTATCCAAATTTTGGACGGTGTACAAGAAAACACTACTGCATTTTCAGTTAAAACCAATGGAACTCCTGTCGTAATGGGTGAATACTCAACCGATGCTAACGACGGTGGTTTTGGAACTGGTGCTGGTAAATCTCGTTTTGGTGAATTGAAAGAAATCAAGTATACCAACACAGATGTACCTTACGACTACACACTTGCAATCCACGAAGGTATCGACCGCTACACAGTCAACAACAACATTGAGGCTGCAATCGCTGATCGTTTGAAACTCAACGCAGAAGCTCAAACCCGTGGAATGAGCAAACGTATCGGTAAATTCTTGTCAACTGCTGCAGGTAAAACAGAAGCCCTCACAGATATGCAAGAAGCTACTGTACGTACTTTGGTTAACAAGATCAAAGCATACTACAGCAACAACGAAGTGATCGCTCCTGTTACATTGTATCTACGCACTGAATTGTTCAACGCAATCGTAGATATGACTGCAAATACTTCTGCTAAAGGATCAAGCGTATCTATTGACGAGAATGGCCTTGCTAAATACAAAGGCTTTGCCCTTGTAGAAACACCAGAACAATACTTTGAATCTGGCGATGTCGCTTACTTCGTACCAGATGGAATTATCATTCCATTCGTAGGTATCTCTACTGCTCGTACAGTTGAGGCAGAAGACTTCGACGGTGTTAAATTGCAAGCTGCTGCTAAAGGTGGTACGTATGCACTCGAAGATAACAAGAAAGCGATTGTTAAGGTAACTGGTACAGTCGTTTAAAAGGGGGGTAGCTATTGGCACTTTTTAAAACAACTAAAAATGTTTTCTTCCAAGATCTTGATATCACAGTGTTAGAAAGTGATGTCGTAGAACTTGATGACGCGACAGCTAAAGAATTAATCGAAAAGTTGGCAGATGTATTTCCTGGCGAAACTGTACTGATCGAAGTGACAGAAGCTGGGGAACAGAAACCAAAACGCAGTCGCAAGAAGAAAGCAGAAACAGAAACTACAGAAACGGAAGAGGTTGAGGCATAATCCAACCTCTTTTATTTATAGAAGAGGTGAGAATATGGATTACTTAACCTATCCAGAATATCTTAAATTAGGCTTTAACGAAACAGACAAATACGATGAATTGTACAAACGGGCAGAAATGACTGTAAACCTGTACATTCACAATTTTTATGCTTACAAAGACTTCGAAAGTGATTTTAAACTACGCAAAGAAGCAGTAAAGAACGCTATCGCTTATCAGATTTATTACTTAGATCGCTCTGGAATTGCCACAGCAGAAGAGAAACAATCTCTATCTAGCGTGACTGTTGGACGAACCACAGTAAGCTATCAGAGTGGCTCTCAGAGTGTTTCAAAAGGTTCACAGTATAATCTCTCTCTTGATGCTGAAAACTGGCTCAAAGTGGCTGGCTTTGGCTATAGTGGGGTGCCTTATGATAGATAAGCGAATGTTAGTTGATACAGCAATCATAAAAAAGCGTGTTGGTATTGATGAGTGGGGGAAAGAAACATTCGGCGGCGATCTATATATCGATCCTTGCCGTTTTGATGAGAGTACCTCACACGTCCAATCACAGAAGTCTGGAAAAAGTAAGAACCGCACGGACCAATTTGCTGGAGTGCTGTACATTGATACAGACTATTGCAATTTTGAAATTGATCGCTCGTATATTGACGGAAAATTGATTGTGGACAACCAAGAGTACATCATCGTTAAGATCATCCCAAACAGACACCCGATTAGTAAGCGAATACTTACTTATGAAATCGAGGTGATCTAATGGGGATTAGTATCAAAGTTGATCTAGGACGGATTAATAAGAAGTTTGGCCCGAATGCAAAGAAAGTCGCTGAGTATGCTATCGTTAACCAAGCGATGTTGGACATGGAAAGGTTCGTGCCTCTCCGTGACGGTGATCTTCGAGGCTCTGGCCATGTATCTGGCAATCAGATTGTATATAACACAGTCTATGCCAGGGCGCAGTTTTACGGATCATCCTACAATAAGCATCGTAGCTTTAAATTTAGTAAATATACCACTCCTGGTACAGGTCCACGGTGGGACTTAAAGGCAAAAGGAATGTATGGTGATAAGTGGGCAGATAAAGGAAGAGAGGCGTTGGGGCTATGATTGCTAAAAATGATTTTTTAGAAAGACTTAATGCTTTTATCAATTCGCTTGATCTCCCTATTACATCCCGTATGGATTATTTAGACGAGGACGAGAGCCTTGTGGTTTATCCACTAGCTGGTGGAAAGATCAATAAGATCTATATGGACGAAGCCAGAGATGTATCTCTACCGTTTGAAATTGCAGTTAAAACGAAAGATCACGAAAAGGCTAATACCTGTCTATGGGCAGTTAACGAGGCCTTATCGGATTTATTCGTAGACATTCCAAGCGCTAACGGATCGTATGCGTTCGAAAATTTAGAAGTGGCAATGCCGTTTTTGAATGAAAGAGACGAGCAAGGCTACTACATCTATTTACAAGATATTCAAGCAAACATTACGGTTTTTCAACCGAAAAAAGAAAGGAATTAATTAATATATGGCACGTTATAAAAACGCCCTACGTGGGCATTTCATCGCTCCTGTAACTGATCCAAAAGTAGAACCAGAAAAATCTACTTATTTGGAACTTGCAAAATGGATCGAAGACATCGCAGATGATACAGATGAGGCTACAACTTCTGTAGCTTACTATGACGGAGACGGTACAGAAGAGACTACGGTTACATCTGTTAAAGGCTCTTACACTTTCAAAGGCACTTACGACAAGGAAGACCCAGCCATGAAGCACATCGCTGGTCTTAAATACAAACTCGGCAATGAACGACTTGTATGGCATAAGATCGTAGATGCTGATGGCAAGAACCAAGCAGTCGGAATCGCTACCGTATCTGATATCAAAGCTGGTTCGGGCGCTGCTGCAGAATACGAAGAATTTTCTTGCAAAATCTCGTATAATTCACTTCCAAAAATTTCAGCAGTCGTCTAATCGAATTATTGGGCGCTATCTGTTTAGGTAGCGCTCTTTTTTGTGCATTAAAGGAGGAAATCATGTCTATTTCAATCGAATTAAAACGCAACTTTATCCCGATCAATATCGGTGAAATCGAACTACAGTTTGATACATCATTAGAGAATATCTCGCGCCTTGCAACGCTCCAGGAAGAGATCACAGAACGCTTTAACAAGTACCAGTTAGAGCTGATTGAGCGTTCTAATAACGGAGAGTTTGACGATCTCAAAGAAGGAGTTATTAACAAGCGAGTCATTGACGAAGCCTTTGAGATGCAGAAGAAAATGACGGAGATCAAATATGATGTGTTATTTGGGGACGGTACCTTTGCTGGACTTTATGAACGTTATCCAGACCTTGACGCTTTGGATCATGCATTTGATGAGGTAGATACCTTGCTGGGGGCTGAGCTTGACCGTCTAGGCCAAGAACGGGCCAAGGCATCGGGTGCGGTTGCTGAGTCGTTTGTCAAAAAAGCAAAAGCGAAGAAAACCAAAAAAGCCAGCAAAAAGTAAAAAGGGGGACTGCTCATGAAATTAAATGAGCCTATACAGAACTCCTTTGAATTAAACGGGCGCACCTATGAGGTGGACTGCTCCTTTGACCTGGTGCTAGATGTCTTTGAGATGTTTGACAATGAAGTCATGAATAATCTCGAGAAGATGCGTACAGCGGTTTTAATGATGACGGACGAATCCTTAGACAATCCAGAGGATATAGTAGCCGTGTGGGAATATATCGACGAGCATTTTTTAAAGACTAAAAAAGAGCGCGTGGTTTATGACCGGCACGGCAACCCTATGCCGGTAGCTAAGGACGAGGAAGAAGATGTCTATTTGATTGATTTCGAAGTAGACGCGCAGGAAATTTACGCTAGCTTCGTGCAAGCGTATAATATCAACCTCTTTGAAGCACAAGGCCGGCTAACATGGCCCGAATTTATCGCGCTATTGAACGGTATGCCAGAGGGAACGGCTGTATCTCAATTAGTGGAGATACGGTCCTGGAAACCCTCTAAGAACGATAGTAGCGAGTACAAGGCCAAAATGCGCCGGTTACAAAACAAATACAGATTAGACGGAAAGGAGGGAGATGAATAATGGCAGATGGAAAGATAGTTATTGACGTCCAGGTTAACGGACGCAAACTTACAGAACTATCAGATGCCTTGAAGCGTTTAGAGTCAGAAGCCCGCAGATCGGGCCAAGGTGTCAAAAGTGCGGGCGACGGTATCCAGGCTACTGGTGACAAGGCTTTAAGAGCCGGACAAGGTTTTAAACGCGCTGGGGACCGTATGGCCGAGGGTGCGAAACTATCCGAAACCTCAAGTAACGGATTTCGCCGTGCTGGTGAGAAGATCAAGGAAAGCTCAGAGGTCGCCTCTAAGTCTGGAAACGGCTTTAAACGTGCGGGCGAGAAGATCAAGGAAAGCTCTGATCTAGCCGGGCGCTCTGGAGACGGCTTCAAACAAGCCGGTCAGAAAGTAAAAGAAAGCTCTGATCTCGCCCAAAGGTCCGGAGATGGCTTTAAACAGGCATCAAACAAAATTAAGTCAGCCAGCAATGAAGCTAGTTCTGGCGGTGATGGTTTTAAACAAGCTGGGCACAAGGTGAAAGCCTCTGGCGAGGAAGCTAAAGGTGGTGGAGCTGGTTTTAAAAAGGCTGGTGAAGATGCCAAGGCTGGCGGTGATAAAGCCGGCCAAGGTGCTAAAGGCTTTGAAAAAATCAAGGACGCAATCAAAAACTTCTCGGTCGGTGCGGTAGCCTTTAAAGCTGTAAGCTCTGCGATGAACCTTGTGAGCCAGTCAATGGACAAGGCTATTGACCGCTTTGATACCTTGCAACGCTTCCCGAAAGTCATGAAGTCGCTGGGGCACTCATCGAAAGATGTAGCAGCATCTACCAAGCTACTGGCCGAGGGGATTGATGGTTTACCAACTTCTCTTGATACGGTTGTAGCTACGACTCAAAAGCTAACCTCAATGACTGGTAACCTCAAACAGTCTACGAAGTTAACAATCGCCCTAAATAATGCCTTTCTTGCCTCTGGTGCATCTACCGACGAGGCAAGCCGTGGTTTAACGCAGTATACTCAGATGTTATCATCTGGTAAGGTTGACTTGCAATCATGGAAGACTTTGCAAGAAACCATGTCCTATGCCTTGCAGAAGACAGCAGAATCTTTTGGCTATGCTGGGGCATCGGCACAAAATGACCTCTACAAGGCTTTGCAAGATGGCAAGATAACTTTTAGTGATTTTAGTAAGCGTCTGGTTGAGCTGAATAAAGGAGTTAACGGCTTTGCTGAAATGGCGAAGAAAAACTCTGAGGGGATCAAGACATCATTTAATAATATTATCTTGGCCGTGGCAAAAGGTATAGCAAATATCATTACTGAGTTTGACAACTTGAGCAAGGCTGTCACTGGTAAGAGTATTGCCAAGCATTTGGATAGTATCAAAGACGCAATTAATAACACCTTTAATATCATTATTGGTGTCATTCGTGGTGCGACTCCAGTTGTTAAATCACTAGTGAGTGTACTTGGCTTTCTCAAACCCGTTTTAGACCCGCTCATCTCAATATTCGCTGGTGTCGTAGGTGCAGTCTTGCTCTTTAAAGGAGCTATGCTGGGGCTGTCCATTATCAAGGGTATCGGTAGCCTAATTGGTACGCTTATCACTTCCCTGGTATCTCTGACCAGTACTTCACTTGTAGCCACGGGTGCTACTACTGGACTCGCTGGGGCTTTGGCAGCTCTATCATCTGGTGGAGTCTTTATTGTCGTTGGTGCTATCGCTGGGCTGGTGTCATGGTTGACGCAGGAAAGCGAAGAAACCAAGAAAGCCAAAGAGAAAGCGAAAGAATTCCAACAATCCCTCGATGATCTACATGAAAGCATAAACAAAGGCAATGAAGCCTATAAGGACCGCAGAAACGAGATCCAAGCTACAGCCGAGGACAACGAGCGATTAGTCAAGAAGATCGACGAACTGAACGCGGTCGAAAACAAGACGGCAACTCAGAAGAAAGAGCTTGCGTCTGCAGCAGAAACCCTTAACTCACGTATTGAGGGCTTGAATATCCAGTACGACAAAGCCACGGGCACAATCAACATGACCACGGACGCGATCCGTAAGCAGATTGAGATTGCCAAGGCATCGGCTGAGATTGAGGCTGCCAACGAGAGAATGGTCGAGAATGCCAAGAAACGCCTTGAAATCAAGGACAAGATGAAGGAGCTTGAAAAGGAATATCAAGGCCTACTCGACAAAACTGAGAAGATAGAAGATTTCGGATTCGCTGGTGGGCAACTTCGCGATAATATCAAAACGGAAGCTAAGAAGAAATACAACGAAGAAGTTAAGAAGCTCCAGGACGATATCAAGAAAACTGAGGACTCCGACAACGAATTAACGAATACAATCGTTAAGAACAACGAAGCAAAGGCCAAGTCTACAGAAGATGCGAATGGTCGCGTGATCTACTCATTGCAGACCATGAACGAGGAACAGAAGAAAGCTGTAGAGATGATGCAACAAGAGTTTGCTAATCTCAAAGGTGAAGTTCAAAACGCGTTCCAGGCTATCGAACAACAGACAGCCTTATCTGCAGATCAAATGACCGCTAACTTGCAGAAGAACATCGACGCGGTTGATAAGTGGTCGCAGAACCTTGAAACACTCGCTAAACGCGGGCTTGACCAAGGTCTTATTGAACAAATGCGCCAGGCTGGTCCTAAAATGGCCAACCAAACGCAGGCCCTTGTAGATTCGTCCGATGAACAATTAGGACGACTCAATACTAAATGGACTGAGGCAGGAGATAAAGCCAAGGAAGGCTTCCTCCGTGGTATCCGGGCTACCGGTCAAGAGTTACCGCCCGAAATTCAAAGTATGGTAACTGCTATCGGTGATGAGTTTAGAAAGGCCCTTGTAGATGCAGGATTTGAAACTGCAGCAAGGAAAATACCAGAAGATGCAGCGAACGGTGTACGGGCAAACAAAGACGCACCTAAACAAGCAGTTTCTGAAATGACCGAAAGTGCCAAACAAGCATTTAACAACTTGCCAACAGAAGCCAAGTATAGCGGATCGCAAGTAAGTGGTGGATATGCCCAAGGTATCACGGATAACCAAGGATCAGTCCAGGGCGCAGTTGACGGCCTTAAAAATGCCTCTCTAGGTGTTTTGGCTAATTTGTTTGGCGAGGGCCAAGTAAAAGGTGCTGAACTTGGTGCCGGTGTTGGAGATGGTGTATTGAGCCGGTCCGATGTCGTGCAAGGTGCAGCTAACACCCTCAAATCAAACGCTACTGCTACTATGGCGGGCATGGCCAGCGATGGGCAGGCTAAAGGTTCTGAGTTCGGCTCTGGTATCGCACTCGGTATCGGTGTAGGTCAGCAGGTCGCTGTAGGTGCAGCATCTGCGATGAACCTTGCTATTTCTGCTCAGTTCCTCGCAATGTCGATGAACGGGCAACAGTACGGGTCACAGTTTGGTGGTGGTATTGGATCTGGTATCACATCGTCACAAGGTATCGCTACTGGTGCTTCAAATGCGATGAAGCAGATGATTAATACATCTGTTGGATCGCTAGGACACGATGGTAGAAACGCTGGATCACAATTCGGATCTGGAGTGACTAGCGGTGTGGCAAGTCACAATGGAGCAGTATTTAACGCGTCAAGCAACCTTAAAACCTCAGCACATAACGGTATGTCTGGTGGATTTAACGGTGGATATAATGCCGGTATGTCCATTGGCGAAGGTATGATGAGTGGTATCTACGCTATGGCTGGATCGGTTGCAGCAGCAGCAGCCAGCATCGCAAGTAGTGCGGTTGCAGCAGCTCGCTCTACTTTGGCTATCAACTCGCCATCCAAAGTCTTTAGAGATCAAGTCGGTCGCGCTATTCCGGAGGGTATGGCAGTAGGTATCGAGAAATACGGCTACTATGTAGACGATTCCATGACTGACTTGGCAAATAAAACCGTAGAGTCTGGCAAGAAATACACAGACGGTTTTGGCTTTAACTTACCAGGACGCGGTGATCTTGTAAGTGGTCTAAATGACACGCTAGCTACGCGCTTTGGATATGCAGGCGGTGGAAGCTCAAGTTCCAACGTCACAAACAACTATACACTTAACGCAAACGGTACGGCTAATGATAATTTCTTTAGTCCAGAGAATATGCGCAGGCTCTTGCGTGAGCTTGCTTACTATACAAATTTGGAAGGAGGTAGAATGGCATAATGGGAAGTTTTACATTTAACGGAGTATCAAGTACTACTCACGGTCTACGAGTGACCAGCGACTATATTATTAGTTCGACTGGTAGCGACGTGGAAACAGTAGCGGTCCCTGGTCGCGATGGTGATCTTTTGATCTCAAAGAACCGGCTCAAGTCGGTGACTATCGAACTGCCTTGTACCGTCCTTTCGAATCGCAAACTCACAGATGCAGAAAGTGATATCAGCAATTGGCTCAACGTAGACGGCTATAAAGATTTGACCCTATCATGGGACCCAGATTTTATCTACCGTTCAGCATTTATCGAGACTTTCGAAGTGTCTAGCCTTATGCGACAGTTTGGGAAAGTCAAGCTGAACTTCTTGACCTATCCAGTCAAGTTTTATAAACAGGGGCGCACTACTCAAAAGCTAACAAACGGAGTCGCTATCAATGGACTGGGCAATGTCAACGCAAAGCCTATCATCACGCTTGTCGGATCGGGTGACTGTACACTTACGATTAACGGACGCAAGACCAAGTTAAAAGCCGTACAGAATAAGATCACGCTGGATATGCAAGCTAACCAGGTATTCTCTGGTAACTTGCAAGCATGGGACAAGGTGGTTCGTTCCCCTCAATTCCAGATGCCTTACTTAGATTATGGCAGGAACTTGATAAGCTGGGACGGTAACTTTGAAGTGTTTATTATTCCAAACTGGGGGGTCAAATTATGAGACCTATTTTGTTTAATAAAAATGAGACGGCCTTTGACACTTACGGTCTTGGTGAACTTAACGTTACCAAGGGGACTGTAACCCGTGAACGCAACGGAAATTATACGCTATATTCAGAAATTCCCGCGAACGATCCAATGGTTGCAACCCTTGAGAAAGAAATGAAGCTCAAGGCTGACGCTGGACTGCGAACTAAAAACCAAACCTTTGAGATCTCGCGAATCGTAAAAGATAGCAGTAACATCGTTAAAATCTACGGTCAGCATATCAGTCATAAGCTGGAATACATGGGGCTAGTGAATGGCAGGGTCTTTAGTGGTTCTGCCTTTACTGCTCTCGCAATCTGGCACAATGCAACGATTGGTGATCTACGTTTTGATGTTTGGTCTGATATCCAGACGACTGGTAAGGGTGTGTTTGACATCTCAAAAATGGAGAATGCAAGACAAGCCCTTGGTGGTGTAGAAGGCTCTATTTTGGACATCTATGGCGGAGAGTATGAGTTTGACAACATGACAGTCAGACTGCATAAGCAGTTGGGTCGTACTGCTCCAACCGTGCTGGAATATGGTAGAAATATCTTATCTGCTGAACTTGATGAAACAATCGAGAGTGCATACACTAGCGTACTGCCTTTCGCGACTTACACACCAGACAAACCAGAGGGCGACACTAGCGATAACCAGCCTGATCCTGTTACCGTCACGCTTCCAGAGAATTATGTAGATAGTAAGTATAAGGCCATCTATGCACATCGCAGAATTAAAGTCGTAGACTTTTCTAGCGAATTTAAATCTGATAGCAAGAGTAAGGATATCCCAACACCCGATAAATTGCGTAAAATCGCTATTGATTACATGGAACGCAATGCAATCGGTAAGCCTAAGATTAATATTAAGATCGAGTATGCTGATTTAGCTAAAACGCTAGATTATGCAGACAATGGCTGGATCGAGGAACTAGAGCTATGTGATATCGTGCCTATCTACTACCCACAGATTGGGCTTACGGACGAGACTGCGAAAGTAACGACTGTTACTTACGATTTTGTCAACGAGCGAAACGAAAGCGTGGAATTTGGTGATATTGGTACAAACGTAAGAGCTACAATGCAGAGTGGACTTGCCGGACGGGTTGATGATATCGCTAAAGCCCAACAGGATTTTGAGAATAGCTTACCAGACTATCTCTTAAACGCTCAAGGCAACAAGGTTTGGTACAACAAACCAGACGACAAAGAGCATAAAGTCGGTGATATCTGGTTTGAGAAGAACGGTCTCTATGACCGTATGTATGTATGGAACGGCTCTCAGTGGGAAAAACGTATCGACACAGAAGATGTCGATAAGATCAAGAAAGAGGTTGATAAACAGCTTGAACAAGCCAAGCAGTCAACTGCTATCGAGATTGAGAAGGCAAATGCAAAAGCACAGGAAGCGCTGATTAAGGCTGGAACAATCCCAGATGCTGGGAAGTTGTCAGATCAGATTAAGACGCTGATTTTAAATAGTCCAGATCTGTCACGTAAGGTTACGGAAACCTTTAATAACGCAGATAATGGGGACACGATTTATAGTAAAGTGTATTCGAAAGTAGCAAAGAATTTTGCGACCAAGGGTGAATTTGAAAATATAGACCGTATCCAGAACGACATGGGTCAAGATTTAATTGGCCTGTCTAAAAAAATTGAAACGCAAACCGTAGAATTTAACAAGCTGACGGAAAGTAACAAACTCTATGAGCGTATCCTTGGCACGTCAGAAACAGGCGCACCAGACAAGCTGTCCCGCTTGGTTATGTCCAGTGATATCTTTCAGACGGAAGTCGGGAAGTACGTCACTAGTGACAATAATTTGATTGTTAACTCAGAGACGATGGATCAGCACGTTTTAGTAAACGAAAATCGGCCCGGTGTGAATGTTTCTGTCAGCGATGGAATCTTCACGATCAAAGCACAGGGCGCAACGTCTTATAACTGGTCCGGGTTCACACTTCCGATTTACGTTCGCAAGATTTATCGGGGTGAAACATATTCTGTCGGCTTTAAATACCGCGTTCGTGGTGCGCTTGATCATGACTTTAACGTCATTATTAAAAACCACGTTCTCAACCGTGCAGCGTTCGTAGCCACGGTTGCACGTTCAAATACTCCCGTTTCTGACGAGTGGAAAGAATTTCAAGGGACGTTTTATATGTCCTCAGATTTTGAGTTCGGCAATCACAGAAACTTACCATTTTATGTGTATGTTACCAAAAACGGCTGGGTAGAAATTAAAGAAATTATGCTTGTCCGTGGTTCGCGCACTGGGCCTTACAAGCCAAGTCAGTTTGACGACGCGTTCAAGGAAACAAAAGCAGTACGAACGCAAGTGACACAGCTCGCTGGATCGTGGGCAGTTAAAAACCTCAACAGCAACGGTGATGTACTCAACTCAATCAACGTACTGGCGGACGGCACGAACCGAATAGACGGACGATTAACGCATATCACAGGTCAGACCAAGATTGATAATGCAGTCATTAAAGATGGTATGATTGCCAACCTAAACGCTGATAAAATCACGGGCGGTACAATCGATGCCAGTCAGGTCAACGTTATCAATGTCAATGCTGGTAACGTGCTTGCTGGTACGTTAACTGGTATGACCGTTCGAGGTGGTCGGATCGAAGGTCTAAATGGCAAGATGTATATTGACTTACAAAATAGTCAATATAACGTTTTAAACAACGAAGCCACAATCAGACGGATTGACGATACCAATTCCTCGCAATTTATTAAATTAACAAAGAGTGGATTTATCGCAGAACGATTCAGAGATAGCAATGCTGCACTCATGGTTTTAGGCACGAATCACAACAAAGACCTTAAAGAGGTAGAACGGCATGACAATGAAACGTTCGCAGGTATTCGGCTTTGGTCTGGTAAAGGAAACGGCACGGAAGAAAGCCTTACAGAATTCGTGGGTGACCGTGTACTGATCTATAATAATGGGCGCTATCGTAGCCCATGGAACTTTCACGGAAATACTAATGACGGGAATACTTACATCATCCCGATGAACCAAAACAACGTTAAACACTATATTGGACGTGGAGACTTCTTCCTTGAGGGGATTTATTCAAAACATTTCTATATGAGCGGTGGACGAGATATAGGTCAGTATCTATGGGATCTTCTCACTTGCTTTGGTATCATGAAACGTTATGGACAGATTAGTGGAGCTGCTGGTGGTCACGTTCAAGGGGTACTTGATAAGTATGGCTTTAAATAAGAGGTAATGAATGAATACAACAGACAAAATTATCAACGATGTCGCAGTCCAACTTGCGAATAAAATTATTGAGTGCGCGAATTATAAGGCGTACTATGAACAAACAAATGAATTGCTAACTAAATTTAACGATGTTTTAGCTAGTGACTCAGCACTCAAGGACCTTTTTGATGAGGCCTTTCAAAAATTAGAAGAAGGTAAGTAGTATATGGAATTTAAAGTAGTAAATAAATTTTTGCAAGAAAAAGGAAAAACATTCGTGGCAATCCGCTGTCAAGAACCTTACACGGCATACGACCGTGTACTGGAAGGTGACCGCACAACCGAAAGCGATGAAAGTTTGATTCAAGCAGTCATTGGATTGGTAACTACTGAACTCAATCCAGCAGAGGGAGTAAAAGCTCTCAATGTGGAGTTGGTGAAGCAGAAAGAACAATTTAATAGCGATCTCGCTGAGAAAGACACTAAGATTGCAGAAACTAAAGCGGTAGCAGACTGGGCAGTTTTGGCAGCGGTCACTAACACAGAAAGCCCACTTGATCCTACACTTTATGCGCGCGGTTTGGAATTGGTCGAAGCTGGGCAAGCTGGTAAAACATACAAGCCGTATGAAATCTTTACGGTTACTAATCCAGCTTACACTCCAAAATATGGAGAGGGTCAACGTGTACTGGTCCAAGTAAATCAAGAATTTACTTACAACAACGAAACAGTGGCAGACCTTGAGGGATCACTCTCACAAAATGGGAAGCTGGCAGTTTGGAAATGGACTGAACCAAAAGCAAACGCACCTCAACCAGCGGGAGAGCTTGAAACTCA